ATGCAGGGTAAGCTCACGGCCCTCGGCGTGGCTCGGCTGAAGACGCCGGGCATGTACGGCGACGGGCACGGTCTGTGGCTCCAGGTGACCGGCAAGGGCGGGAAGAGCTGGATCTTCCGGTACAAGATCGCCGGCCGGGCGCGGGAGATGGGGATCGGGTCGTGCGCCACCTGGTCACTCGCCGAGGCGCGCGAGCGGGCGCGTGAGTGCCGGAAGCTAACCTCCGAGGGCGTCGACCCGATCGAGGCCCGCAAGGCGAAGCGCCAAGAGGCGGCTTTGGAGGCCGCAAAGGCCATCACATTCCGCGCCTGCGCCGAGAAATACATCGAGGCTCACAAGGCCGGCTGGCGCAACGCCATCCACGCGGCGCAATGGCCGTCGTCGCTGGAGAACCACGTCCACCCGGTGATCGGCGACCTGCCGGTCCAGGCGATCGACACGGCCTCGGTGATGAAGGTGCTGGAGCCGATCTGGACCACGCGATCCGAGACGGCGACGCGGGTGCGCGCCCGGATCGAGTCAGTGCTGGATTGGGCGGCCACCCATGGCTACCGGCGCGGCGAAAATCCTGCGCGCTGGCGTGGGCATCTGCAGAACCTCCTCCCGAAGCGGTCCCGGGTGAAGCGGGTGCAGCACTACGCGGCACTGCCATTCAAGGAGATGCCCGCCTTCATGGTCGACCTTCGAGGCGAGGACTCTGTCCCGGCCCGCGCGCTAGAGTTCACGATCCTGACCGCCGCACGCTCAGGCGAGGCGCTGGGCGCCCGCTGGTCCGAGATCGACATGGAAGCCGGGATTTGGACCATACCGGCCGAGCGGATGAAATCCGGCATAGAGCACAGGGTGCCACTGTCGGCGCCTGCTCTGGACCTCTTGGCGAAGATGCACGGCCTCAACGAGACCTTCGTGTTCCCTGGCAGCCGGAGCCGGCGTCCGCTCACGGACAAGATGGCGCGCGACGTCCTCGTGAAGATGGACCGAGCCGGACTGACCGTTCACGGCTTCAGATCGTCGTTCCGGGACTGGGCGGGCGAGTGCACGGCCTTTCCGCGCGACCTCGCAGAGATGGCGCTGGCTCACACCGTGGGCGACGCGACCGAGCGAGCCTATCGGCGCGGCGACCTTTTCGAGAAGCGGCGCGAACTGATGGCGGCTTGGGCGCACTACGCCACTTCGGCGGCGGAGCTATCGCGAGGTGACAGCGATGGACGATAGGCAGGATGAGGCTACGCTGAAAGCACTCGGGGCAGTTGCCGGGCCGGCGTTCATTGCGAAAGAGTCCCCCTATTTCACTTCGGAGGAAGCCGAAGCCTTAAAGGCTGAAGCTCAAACTCTTTGGTCGCACGGGCATTGGCTGCACGCACTCCTGCAAGATCACGGCGAGTTGCTTCGTGATCCGAGCACAGATGTGCCCGCGCCGACGTTCAGCAAGCTTGATGAGGCGTTGGCTGCCGTCATCGTGTCGGCTTACCGAATTGGTGCGGCTTCATTCGTTCACCCAGCCAACAAGCGGCACCTCAAGTCCGCCGAAATGCAGGACAGGCGAAAAGCCAAAGCGCTCTCGCCGAAGCAGATCAAGCGTGAGCGCATCAAGAACACCGTTCTGCCGGCTCTATTAGCGAAGGGCTTGCGGCGGCATGAATTGCTCACGGAGCTGAACAGGGCGCTAGCAGCTGAAGGCGCCACCCCGATTTCACAAGAGACAGCGGACCGCTGGAGGAAGGAGCAGGCCTCGACGGCAGTACCTGTCAAAAAACCTCTGACTGAGTGACTGTCACTCTGTCAGAGTGACCTCAATCATCCGTTGCTAGTTAGCCGAGCCAAACCCTAGTCTACCGTTATTCCCAGCAATTCCTGGGACCGACTAAGGATAGCTACCATGAACTACACGGTTCAGGGTGCCGCGGGAGAACCGCGCGCGCCAACGGGGAAGCTTTTGCATCGTACCAAGGATGCTCAGCAGATCCTCAGCATCAGCAATACGACCTTCTACAGGCTCGCTGCCGCGGGAAAGCTAAAGGTCGTCCGGATCGGCGCGTCCAGCTACGTCACCGACGAGAGCATCCGCACCTTTCTCGCTTCTTTGGTGCAGGAGGCCGCGTAGAGGAATGGCTTCCAGAAAAGGTGAAGCCCGCACGGCGGTGGCACGCCAGCGGGCTTCGGAAATGTCGTATCGCATCGACCCTTCCGATATAGCGCCTCACACCCTCGCGGTCCATAGGATCAGCAATCGTTTCGGGCTTTCGCCCGCGACAGCGGCGGTCGTCGCCGAACTGGCCTTCCCTCAGATCGATACTTGGAGGGCCCGCGCATGATCGCGAATGCCAACCCCATTCACATCGCCACCATCAACGGCGTGTCGGTCCGCTTCTTCCGCGGGCCGTCCGATGGCCCTGACATGCCGTGGCATGCCCACGAGGAGTTGTTGGCGGCGCTTGCGCTGCCACGCGACCTGCGCCGCGCTCTCAAGGCGGCTCTTCTGAAGAACTGGAAGGACGCCTGCCACACGGTCGAGGTCGACGGCGAGCCGGTGCTACTCGCCCCGCACTTCGTCGCTCAGGGCCTCATCGGCATGGCTCAGGAGGTCGGGAAGGGCGTCACCACGACGCCCGACCTCGTCGACCGCGAGTACGCCCGTGCCGGTGTAGCCGCGATGAACGCGCTCACGGCGCACATGCCGGCGGCAGAGGATCGGTTCACCTGGGCGATGCAGGCCTTCCACAACCAGGGAGGCTCGGCATGAATGCGCCGATCCGAAGTCCCGAGCGGGCGGCCATGCTCGCTCACACTTTCGAAGCCATCGCGGAAGCGGCCGGTATCGCCGAGACCTATGCTCGGACGGCCGCCGATATGGCTGCGATCGGCGACAGCCGGGGCGTGAACTACGCCCTGCGCCAAGCCGCCATTGCACTCTCCAGCGCCGCAGACACTGCCGCGACGCTCCGTCCCGCCGGCTCGCGCGGAGGTGCCTGATGTCAGAGCGCGCCTACAACGGACCGGTACTCGATTGGCCATCCCCCGCCAACGAGTCGCGCAGGCGGGCGGGCAGTTCGACCACTCAGCAGAAGGAGCGCCCCGCAGAGGGGCGCTTCCCCCTCATTGCCTTCGATCAGATCCGGCTCAGCACCAGCCCGCGCTATCGCGTCCGTGGCCTGCTTCCGATCCGAGGCCTCGCCGTCGTGTGGGGACCGCCGAAGTGCGGCAAGAGCTTCCTCGCCTTCGACATGCTGATGCACGTCGCGCTCGGCTGGACCTACCAGGGCCACCGCGTCGAGCCTGGCACCATCGTCTACTGCGCGTTGGAGGGACAGCAGGGCTTTGAGGCTCGCAAGGTCGCCTTCGAGCAAGCACACCTTGAGACCTTTGAGGGCGAGGTACCGTTCTACCTGATGCCGGCGACCCTCGCGCTCGTCGCTGACGCCGCCGAGCTGATCGCGGCGATCCGAGCGCAGCTGCCTGACGGTGGGCCGCCCGCGGTGGTCTGCCTCGATACGCTCAACCGCAGCTTCACGGGTTCGGAGAGCGACGACCGAGATATGACCGCGTATGTGCGGGCGGCCGACATGATCCGCGACGCCTTCGGCTGCCTCGTGGTGATCGTCCACCACTGCGGGCTCGAAGGCACCCGGCCGCGCGGCCACTCCGCGCTGGCCGGCGCGGTAGACGCCCAGCTCGCCGTGAAGAAGCTCGGCGACGGCGTCCTGACCTGCACCGTCGACCTCATGAAGGACGGACCCGACGGGGAAACGGTCACATGCCGGCTTGAGCGGGTCGAGGTCGGCGTCGACGATGCGGGCGAACCCATAACGTCGTGCGTCGTCAGGCCGGAAGTAGCTTCCGAGGGGCCCGCGTCTGCCTTGGTGTCAAAGCCGTTGCCGGACAAGTTGCGGCTCGGCCTGCGCGCCCTCGCCGAGGTGGTTCTGAACGAAGGCACACCCGCACCTCCCGAATGCCATGCGCCGCTGCAAACGCGCGTCGTTCATCGGGATCACTGGCGGGATGAATGCTTCCGCAATGGAGCCCTCGACAAGGAGGCCGCGAACCCGCGCTCCGACTTCCAGCGGCTCCGACAGAAGCTGTCCACCCGCTGCCTGATCGGCGAACGCGACACCATGGTCTGGCTCACCGGGTCAGGGGCGTAGCACCTGAGTGTAGCAGTGTAGCCCCTCTTATAGAGGGGGCTACGCTACAGCTACATGCTACAGGCCGTAGCTGCTACAGAAATGCTACGCTACTGCTACAGTGCTACACCACGATCCAAGTTTGGATTGGCGGGCTGAAAGCAGGGCCCGAGACACAAACCCCGTCGCCCGAAATTTCCTGCCCGCCCCTTCGAGGCTGCGAAGTAGCGCTTGACTGAGTCGGCAGCCTATTTACAATCTAGTCAACGAGCGGTGACTAGGGCGTAATACCATGGCCTCAGGCGGATTTATTACCTATCTCCGCGTTTCCACCGATCGGCAGGGCAAGTCGGGCCTCGGGCTCGACGCTCAGCGTGAGGCGGTTCGCACTTACCTCAACGGCGGCAATTGGAAGATCCTAGCCGAGCACGTTGAGGTGGAGAGCGGTCGGAATGATGCCCGGCCTGCGTTGGATGCCGCTCTCTCCGAGGCCCGCCTGAAGCGCGTGCCGCTGCTCGTGGCGAAGGTGGATCGGCTCACCCGCTCAGTGGCTTTCCTGTCGCGTCTGCTCGCCAGTGGCGTCGAGGTGCGGTTCTGCGACCTGCCTCAGATCGAGGGGCCTGCGGGCAAGTTCATGCTCAACCAGATGGTGGCTGTAGCCGAGTTGGAAGCCGGTCTGATCAGCGCCCGCACGAAGGCCGCTCTAGCAGCCGCCAAAGCCCGTGGGACCAAGCTTGGCGGCAACCGGGGCGTCGTCATGTCGGCGGCCGTCAGCGAGGCTGGCAGGGCTGCTCTGTCGGCCAAGGCCAGCGCCCGCACGGCGGACCTCGCCCCCGTCATCGCTGAGATCCAGGCCGAAGGCATCACCTCCGCTCGCGGCATTGCCATCGCCTTGAACGAGCGCGGGATCGAGACCTCGACCGGCAAGGGCCAGTGGCAGGCCGTGCAGGTTCAGCGAGTGCTGTCGCGGCTTGGCAGCTAGTGTGCGGGACTTTCGCCTTCGTCAAGAAGGTCCTGTCAGTGATCTCTAGTGTCCAGGCCAACGATGTCTATCAACTGAGGGCGTATCGCTGCGGAACTGGCGAGTCGTAGCGTGCGCACTGCGCTAGGCGGTAAACGAGCCCCACTCAGGTCCAGCGAATATTGACGAGAAGCGCCGTGTGAGCAACTCTCTGGGATTGAGATTGATCGATGTTCGGGAGAGCTTGAGACCATGTCAGACGACAAGCCGCAACCTAAGTTGTCCGATTGGGAACTAGCTAAAGAAATTTCACATGTGAAGAAAACAGAAGCTGGAGCTCTCCGTAAACTAGAAGACGCCAGAAAGAATGACAACAATTATAAAGACGGCCGAGAAGTAATGTCGGCGGATCATCAGCATGAAATGGAAAAAATCAAGCTTCGAGAGCTTATAAGGGAAAAGGGCTCTCGGGAGGCGGCCGGGAATTACAAGCCCACTCCTCCGTCAAATGCCAAGGTTGAGGATGCGAAATTCGAGGCTTCGAAGAAGAAGAAGCCAGCGTCGCCGCAGCCAAGGACCTCTTCGGTGGATGAAAAGCACGCTATGTTCTTCGACCTGTCGTCGATGCTGCCAAAGAACAGGCGGTAGCCCTCCAGTCCGCGCGTGACACTGTATAGCAAATGCTATATTATCGGCCTGATATCGCCAGATCGGGTCGGGAAACCTCATGAAGGGGCGCAGACGCAGCACCGTCACGAACGGCAACCGCCTCGGGGTCGGTCTCGACGGGCGAACGGTCTGGGGCCGGCGGATGCGGGATCTCATTGATCTGCACACGGCCGACCTCGGCGGGGAGTCTGAGGTTTCCGAGGCCGAGCGGTCTCTGATCCGCCGAGCGGCCACCATCGCCACTGAGTTGGAGCGGCTGGAGGCGCAGTTCGCGGCAGCCGGTGCTGCCGATCCCGAGTCCTTAGACCTCTACGGCCGACAGGCTGGAAACCTGCGGCGGCTCTACGAAGGGATCGGCCTGAAGCGCCGCCCGAAGGACATCACGCCAGACCTTTCCGACATCATCAGAGCGAGGCCGACGGCATGAACCTGCTCGAGGCCACGAAGCATCCAGATCTATTCAGGTCCTGGTTTAAGGACGAAGCCACCTGGACGGCGTGGCGTGCCTTCCTGGGCGCCCTGTTCGGCCTGCCGCTCTCCGATGCCGAGGCCGACGTCTACCGGGCCTGTACGGCTCGCCAGACGATCCCGGCGGCCCCCTATAGTGAGGCGTGGCTTGTCTGCGGCCGGCGCGGCGGCAAGTCCTTCGTGATGGCGCTGGTGGCTGTCTATCTCGCCACCTTCCGCGAGTACCGCCAGCATCTCGCCCCGGGTGAGCGGGCGACGATCCTGATCCTGGCCGCCGACCGGCGGCAGGCGCGGGTCATCTTCCGCTATGTGCGCGCGCTGCTGACCGAGGTGCCGGTCCTGCAGAAGATGATCGAGCGTGAGACGGCGGACGAATTCGATCTCAAGAACCGAGTAACGGTCGAGGTCGGGACATCATCCTACCGTGCCGTCCGTGGGCGCACGCTGGCTGCCGCGTTGGCGGACGAGATCAGTTTTTGGCCGACCGATGACGCTGCAGAGCCTGACTACGCGATCTTGGACGCGCTCAGGCCCGCGATGGCGACGATCCCCGGCGCGGTGCTGCTTTGTGCCAGCAGTCCCTACGCGAGGCGTGGCGCCTTGTACGATGCCCACAAGCGGCACTACGGCAAAGACGGGTCGAGTGTGCTCGTCTGGCAAGCTGCCACCCGAACCATGAACCCGACGATCCCGCAGAAGCTTATTGACGAGGCTTTGGAGCGGGATCTCCCGAGCGCGTCCGCCGAGTATCTGGCGCAGTTCAGATCGGACGTCGAAAGCTTCGTGTCCCGCGAGGTGGTCGAGGCGGCCATCCCGATGGGCGTCGTGGAGAAGGCGCCGATCACGGGCATCACCTACAGCGCGTTCTGCGATCCCTCGGGGGGCGCTTCGGACTCGATGACGATGGCGATCGGCCACAGGGAGGGCGAGCGGCTGATCCTCGATGCGGTGCGCGAGCGCAAGGCGCCGTTCTCGCCCGAGTCGGTGGTGAGTGAGTTCTCGGACCTGCTGAAGCGCTACGGCATCAGGAAGGTAGTCGGCGACCGGTACGGCGGCTCTTGGCCGTCAGAGAGTTTCCAGCGCCACGGGATCACCTACACGCCGGCCGAGAAGCCGAAGAGCCAGATCTATGTTGATCTCTTACCCAGGCTAAACTCCGGCGAGGTTGAGTTGTTGGACGTGCCGGTTCTCGCGACGCAGCTCGTGATGCTGGAGCGGCGCACGGCCCGCGGCGGCCGGGAGAGCATCGACCACGCGCCAGGCGCACACGACGACGTGGCGAATGCCGCTGCTGGCGTCTTGGTGAGTGTCGGTTCGCGGCAGAAGTCCACCTACAACCTGGCTGCCTTCTGATGCTTGATCCGGCTCTCCCCCGCGTCCTGATCCCATTCAACCGGGACGAGGCCCTGACTGTCGGCGAGGCGGCCTACATCGCCGGGAAGTCGGCCGGCACCATGCGGCAGTGGGCATCCCGCTTCGACATCGGGCGCCGCGTCGGCGGCGGAGACTGGATGATCTCGCATCCGGCTCTGCTGATGCACCTCGACGGAGACGACGACGCGCTTCGCTCCTACCTTGCCGGCGAGCGGCAGAGCGAGGACATTCGAGGCTACTTCGTGCGAGCCTCAGACGAAAAGCGCGCGCGAAATCGTCAGAAAGCTTAGATCCGCGAGCATCCTCAGAGTTGCCGTAGAATATTCGCGCGAGTGCGCGCACAGTCCTCCCCATGACGAGGACTGCTTCTCAGTTCAAGCCACCGGATGACGGCCGTGGCCTCTACCCGGCCAGCATCAAGGTCGGCGTGCCGCGCGATCTGCCGGCGCAGATCTACGCCGCAGCCGAGGCTGAGGGCTGCAGCATTAGTGAATTTATTCGCCGCGCCATCGCTGCGCGGCTGCAAGATCTGAAAGTTGCCGATGCACTTCTCTGACAGCGCCACCATCGCCGGCACGCGCCGGATGAGCGACGGATATCTCGTTGCCGACGTGCGGACGGCCCGCGTCGGCCTACAGACCTACTCAGGCCACGAGTGCGGCAAGCCCGAGCGGGCGAGCGTGACGCTCTATCGACCGGAAAGCGAAGTGTTTCACGTCGATAGCGTCAGCAGCTATGCGCACAAGCCGGTGACGATGGGTCACCCGCCCGGCGCAGTCACGTCCGACAACTATCGCCAGTACGCCCGTGGCCACATCGAGGGCGACGTCCTGCGCGACGGTGACTTTGTCCGCGTCCCGATGATGGTTGCAGACAGCGAAGCCATCGCCAGCATCACGAGCGGCGTTCGAGAGGTCTCCGCGGGGTACACCTGCGATGTCGAATGGACGCCCGGCCGGACACCGCAGGGGCAGGCCTATGACGGCATCATGCGCCGGCTGCGTATCAACCACGTGGCAATCGTCCCACGGGGAAGAGCTGGGCCCGAGTGCCGGTTCGGCGACAGCGCGCTCTCACCAAACGGAAGTACTTCCATGACGAACGACGCTGCCCGCATGTTCGCGGACACCTATGGTCCAGGCGCCGAATGCCTCGCCGGCTTCAGCGAACGTGTGAAGGCGCAGTACGCGCTGGCCGACGCTCGAAGCAATGAGGTGTTCCGGGTTCAGGATGCCGCCGATCGGCTGCGCAGCCTCGCCCGCCGGGCCGCGATGGTCGCGAGCGGTCAAAGCCGGGCTATCTTCGGCGACTCCGCCGACAACAGCTTCGCGGTCACATCCTTCCTGACCCGGATGGCCGATGAGGCACAGGGGAGAGCGATGGCGCTTCGTGTCGGCCAAAGCTCCGGCAGCGTCGAGCGCTTCGACCCCCGGCAGAACCAGCGCATCGCTGATGCCCGCGCGCAGGGCGACGAAGGCCGAGCTGCCTACGAGATCCACAAGGCCCGATTGAGCAACGCTTGGCAGGGAGGGAACCGCTGATGACCGACGTGAGCTCCTTCGACGCGGCCGATGCCGCTTTCCGCGAGATCCACGAAGGGCTGGGCACAACCCTCACGTCCAAGGATGTGGGCGCCCTCATCGCCCGCGCGTCCGAGCATGTGGCGGCCTGCGACGCCCTCGCGGCCGAGAAGATCGCGGCGGCCTCGGATGCCACCCTACCGACCCGCGAGGCCCTTGCTGCGAAGCGAGAGGGCGAGGAACTGCACTTCGCGGCCGGGCGCCTCCGTAGCCTGATGCCGACCCTCGATAAGCGGCTGGCGGGCGAGCGGGATGCGGAGGAACAGCGCGAGCGGCGCGCGCAGCACAGCCAGGCCGGCAAGCGCGTGGACGAGATCGCCACGCGGGTGAAGAAGGAATACCCCGCCCTCGTCGCCAAGATCCTCGACCTCGTGGCCGAGATGGAGAAGGCGAACGCCATCGCGACCGACGCCAACCGGAACCTGCCGCGGGACGTGGAACACGTGCCCTCCGTCGAGACGACGATCGGCGCCGAGATCCTGTCCCGGCTGCACCTTCCGGCCCTCGATGGCACGCTCGCGCATGAGATGAGCGAGGCCGCTGCGGACGCGCACAAAACCGCGTTGTGGAACCGGGAGCAACAGGCGCGATGGGCGCCCATGGCTGCGCTCGAGGAGAAGCAGCGGGCCGCCGCCCTCGCCGAGCGCAAGGCCGCTGCCGACGCACACAACGGTACGGAGGAGGAGAAGCGCAACATCCGCGCCGGCTTCCCGCCTCGCATGGTCGGGCCCGGTCGCCCGGATCGAGCTGCCTAACCAATTGGATCGCGCCGTTCTTCATCACGGCGCCGCGGCCAGTGTGCAGGTGCCGCGCTCGGAGGGGCAGTAACAGCACACAGCCGGCGGGGCGGCCATCCTTCCGCCCGTGGCCGGCAGCCATTCGAGATAGCGCATCGTCCTGGGCGGATGGCGCCGCGGCAAGTCGGACAGTGCCGCGTCAGTAACACCGACAGCCGGCGGGGAATTGATACCACCCGCGGCCGGCAACTTCTTGAAGGTGCCCCATGCTGCTTGAGTTCGATTTAGCCGGAAACCGATACCGCTTCGACGGGATCCCACCGCTTGTCGAGACCCGCATTGCCCGGCGGCTCACCCCGCTGATGGCTCAGGCCATGTCGACCATGCTCAAGCGGACGAGCAAGCCCGGCAAGCCGCTGGAGCTGCGGCCCGACGCCAACGTCTACAAGTTTGTGGAAGGCGTCCTGAACCGCCTGGGCTCGCTGAGCGACGACGATACCGACGTGGTGCAGCGGGAAGCCCTCCGCGGCCTGTCCCGACAGGTCGGAGGCGATTGGGAGACCATGTGGTCGGAAGCGATCGATGGTCCGGCCTTCGCCGATATCGACGGCGCCCTGATGATGGGCCTCACGATCCGGTCGCTCGGATGCGTCGTCAAGAACTGGCTCCAGCACAGCGAGGATCTGGACGCGGCCTTCAACGCCGGCCTCGCTGAGATCCTGCACTAATCGGCGTCCTCCGGAGCACGCGCATGGCTTTCACGATCGCCGACTTCGTCGCCAGCATTGGCTTTGCTGCCGATGATGCATCACGGACGCGGGCCGAAGGTAGCCAGGCGAAGTTCGAGAAGGCGGTCCGGGACTCGGAGGCTCGGATCGAGAGAGCGCGGAAAGATGGCGCCAAGGCCGCTGTCATCTACGCGCTTGAGATCGAGGCTGCGCAGAACCGTGAGGCCTTGGAGGCGGCCAAGGCTGCCAAGAAGGTCGCCGACGCGGAGGCTATGAAGCTCAAGGCTGTGGAGACCACGGCCAAGGCCACGAAGACGCACTCCGAGTCCTTCGTCAGGGGCATGACGGCGATCACGCTGGCGGCTGGCACGATGGGGCTCGCAGTCGGAGCCGCGCTCGGCAAGGTCGTCGGCGCCTTCGACAACCTGTACTTTGCCTCGCAGCGCACGGGCGCTTCGGTGAAGAACATCCAGGGCCTGCAGTACGCCTTCTCTCAGGTCGGCAGCACGGGCGCGTCCGCTTCCTCGGCGATCGAGTCGTTCGCCCGGCAGATGCGGACCAACCTCACGGGCGGGTTCATCCGTAGCCTTGGCGTGGCGACGCACGAAGGCGGCAAGGCGCGGGATACCTTCGACATCCTGTCTGACACGATGGACAAGATTTCGGAGCGCCAGCCCTATCATACCGGCGCGCAGATGGCCGAAATCCTCGGCTTGTCTGAGGAGCAGTTTGAGACCTTCAACAAGCACCGTTCCGAGATCAAGCAGTTCCGGTCGGAATACGAAGCGACGCTCAAGACGGTCGGGCTAAACAGCCAGGAAGCCGCCAAGCAGTCCGAGCATTTCGAGCAGACCCTACGTCGTATCGGCATGCAGGTTAGCGTCGCTGGACAGGCGTTGCTCGTGCAGCTCCTACCGGTGCTCGACCGCGTGGCTACGTCGATCGGTAGGTTCATGACCGACAACGCGCCCGCGTTGAACCGCTTTTTCGTGAAGGTCGCTGATCTGGCGCAGTCGGCCGCGCTCGGTATCGAGGCGTTCATCAAGGGCTTCGATGGTGACGAGGGCGCGAAGAGACTTCGAAGCGTGACGGATGGCGTGCACGAGATCGGCCAGGCCTTTATGGGGCTGATCCGGATCGGCAATCTGTTCGTGCAGTCGGACTTCTTCAAAGTCCTCAAGCTGCTGACGATCGACAACCCGCTGGCGACGTGGCCGGTGCGGCTGTTGAGTTCCATCGCGGGTTCGGCGCAGGCGGCTACTGGGGGCGCGGTAGGAGCTGGGGCTCCTGCTGGCGCTGTCCCACCGGACGACCGCTCGCTCTATCAGAAGATCGCGCCCAAGGCCCTCGGGGGGAAGGATGCACCCGCGGCCGGCGATGGCTCTCGGTCCTTCCGCAACAACAACCCCGGGAACATCAAGGCCGGGCCGTTCGCCACCAGCATGGGCGCGACCGGGAAGGACGATAAGGGCTTCGCGACGTTCCCCGACTATGCGACGGGCCGAAAGGCCCAGGAAGCCCTGCTCTTCGACAGCAAGGGCTACAAGGATCTGACGATTGCCCAGGCCATCGCGCGATGGGCTCCGGCCGGCGACGGCAATGATCCTGCAGGCTATGCCGCACAGGTCGCTAAGGCGGCGGGCGTGGGGGTTGATGCCCCGTTGGCGAGCCTGACGCCGGAACAGCGCTCCAAAGTCCTCGACGCGCAGCAGCGGAAGGAAGGCTGGATCCCGGGCTATCAGGCGACTGCGAGCGATGCGCCGGCTCCGGCTGGGACGCCGCGGATGCGGAGCGGGCTTGCGACGGTGAAGGCCAGCAACGGTCGATCCTTCCAGGTCGCCGCGGAGTACGCCCGCAACTTCCAGGGCTTCATCGACGACTACGAGAAGGCCGGCGGCGTCATCGGCCCCAATAGCGGCGGCAACAACGAGCGCGCGCACAACGCAAGCTACCACCCGGTCGGGCGGGCGATCGATGTGAACCAAGTGGGGCGCGGCGTTCGTGCCGGCGGCGTCACTCTACCGCTCGATGTGGAAGATGCGCTCGCGGCAAAGTGGGGCCTTCGATCCGGCAACAGCTTCCGCAGCAACGACAACGGGCATTTCGAGGTCAATCGGGCTGCGATGGCGCGCGCTGCGCTCGAGCGCATGAAGGCGCCCGCCGTGACGGCGGCGGATGCCATGGCCGCGAGGCCTCAGATCACCGTGCCGAGCATGCCGAAGCTCAACATGTCGCCCGGCGGCTTCGACGTGAACAAGATCGCCGGGCAGCCGATGGGTGCCGGAAGCATCACGACCACCACGAACAATGCCGGTGCGACCGTGACGATGCAGCCGACCACGCACGTCACGATCACGGGCGGCGATCCGGCGAGCAATGCAGCTCAGTTCGAGCGGGCGGCCGGGCGGATCAACGACTCAGCGCTGCGCAACATCCAGACGGCAATCCGATGACCCTGCAGTACCTTCGAGAATGGCGCGTCGTCGTGAATGGCGTTGAGCTGTCGGGCGACGACACGGGCCGTGGGTTTAAGGTCCGGTTCGACACCCACCAGGCCCTGTCCAGCACACCGCACCACGCGAACATCTACATCTATAACCTCTCGGCGCAGACGCTGGCGCGGATGCAGAAGGAGAAGGGCCGCGTCGAGCTGTACGCCGGCTATCGTGGCGCCTCGGGCAAGATCTTCGGCGGGCAGGCAATCCAGGTCCGCGCCGGTCGTGAGAATGTAGTCGACAGCTATGTGCACGTGTTGGCCACCTCCTCCGAGGATGCGCGCAACTACGCGATCACCAACGAGGCGCTGGCGAAGGGCCACACCCTGAACGACCGGTTGCAACTTGCCGTGAAGGCTATGCGAGAGCACGGCGTGAAGCCTGGGACCATGGACAATCTTGGCTCACGGCAGTTCCCCCGGAACTACGTGTTCTCCGGCATGACCCACGACTTGCTGCGGGAGGTGTGCGAGGCGGCGGGCGCCACGTGGCACATCCACGACGACAAACTGACCGTGCTCAAGAGCAGCAGCGCTCTGCCGGGCGGCATCGTCGAGATGAACTCGGAAACCGGGATGGTCGGCCTACCGGAGCAGACGCTCGGCGGCGTGATCGTCCGGTGCCTCCTGAACCCGAGGATCTATCCGGGCAGCCGGATCCACATCAACGAGAGCAGCATCCAGCGGGCAGCATTCAGTCCGACGACGCGGGACTCGGCGCAGAACGTCGAGTTGGAGAGCGGCCTACTCAGCCTCGCGGCAGACGGTATCTACAAGGTCTGGCAGGTCGGCCACGTCGGCGACACCCGTGGCGATCCCTGGTGGAACGAGATGGTCTGCACGAAGCAGGATCTGCCGCTGGCGGCCAAGGGGCTGATGCTGCCGGACGGCATTCCGGGCGACGGGTCTCAGTAGTGGCTGGTGGCGGTGCCGCCGCTCTAGAGCTTTCTTTCCAAGTGAGAAAAACTGAAAATGAACTCTGGGTCGTTAAAGGCACCATTGTTCGTCAGGCTAACTTCTCTAGCGCACCCATTATCATTAAGGCCGAAAAATCCTGAGAATGTTACTTTCATCCCCTCGCCTAACTGAGACAATGTTTTGAACATTTGACTGCCTCTATCGATCTTGAATTTATCGTCGCCTAAGTCTCCTCCGGTCCTAACTGTTATATCTGGAGCAATTTTTATATTAATGCTTGCAAATTTGCCGCCGTAAAAGGTCCCAACGCTTTCAACAACACCAACCCAATTTGAAGCACTCTTTCCGAATTGACACAATCCATTATCGCGCGCCTGCGGCATGTTCTCTTTCTGGATGCTATTAATTGCGCTGCCCCAGGTAGAACGCCAGGTATGCAAAAACTCTACGAACTTTTTCTGGCTTTCAGGCTGGTCGGCGTAGGGACTAGGTGAACATGTTGCGAGGAGGAGCAATCCAGAGGCGGCGAGAGCGTAACGCATCAAAGCTCATAAACTCTTGTTGCGGAAATAGATCAACTGTGCTCGGGGCGCGATGTCTTGTAATTAATAGTCATCGGCATTTCTGGATCAACGTTCTCGGGCTTTATGACATTCTTCAAATATCTTCGAGTGGGTCCATCGAGGCCGCCATACGAGACAAAAGCGACAAGCGATGTCATGAAGATTTCGGCACATGCTTGATCTGGCAGATCAACGCCGTAATGTTTCAAGGCGCCCTCTAAAGCATCGCGGGCATGGCTGAAGCCCGCAATCTCGTCGGCGCTGAGTTCAAAGCTTTGCCTACGCTCGCTTTTTGCCATGATCAGGATCTCTTCGCCTTCAAGGCTTCTTCGATGAGGCGACGGATGGCTCAAATGACCCGGCCCAGCGCTGAGCCTCATCCTCGCTCGGTTCCAGCTTGATCGCCTCAATCTGCTCTGCGAACAGGTCCAGGGCCTGTTGGACGATCGGCGGCCAAGGCACGTTGTTTTCGTGAAGGAACCGGGTCGCACTCACCAGCGCGTTGAATTGAGGCTGAGTGAAGGGCTGCCCCTCGCTTTGTGCAGCGAGTATCTGCTCCGCGAGCATCGCCGCCAAAGCGAGGATTTCATCCTGCTTCGGCAGCTCGGCGTCAGCGGCCGTCACTTCAGATAGCCCTTCGTCTTCAGGTGCTCGGTGAGGATCTGGCGGATCGCTTCAGATCGATGCTGTCCGTCGGAGCCGTCCTCGGATCGAAGTGCGTCCAGGGCCGCAGCCTGCTCAGCAGTTAGTCGAAGCTGAACCTGCACCGGGACTGTCTGTCCGGGAGGCCGGCCGCGTCGTTTCGCGTTTACGGGAATTGACATCCACATATTTTCCCGTTTACAACAAATACGGGCCGAACGGAAGGGCTCAATCTTCCATCCGGCCCTAACCACCAACCGCACCAGGAGTGCTGTTCATGGCTATCCACCACCCTACACCACCCCTCGGCGGCGGTGAACGCCCGCGCTTGCCTTCAGCACAGGTAGGACCGGTCACACAGGCCATCCGCGCGATGCGGGCCGATGTTCCTCAGTCTGAGAAGGCTGTCCAACTTGGGCACCCTTCGCCCTTCATGCTCGGCGCAGAACTGCGCTCAGTTCGCGCCCTGTCCAGGACCGAGGTCGAGGATCTGATCGGCGGCCTGATCGACCTCCTTGATGCCATGGACGGCGACGCGGACGCAGAGGACGTCGACGTAGATCTGGAAGACGGCCACGACGCCGAGGGCAATACCGACGACAACGGCATCGCCGACTACGACGCGATCGGCGAGCAGGGCTTCCCGGGCTACGGGAGGTGCGCATGACCGCCGCCCGAACCCAGACCGAGCTTGATGCTTGGAACGAGGAGTTAGGTAAGCGCTATCGCGAATGCGAGGGCGATATATGCGACCTACGGCTTCGCGGCATCGTCCTCGAAGCATTCTTCTCTGAGACCATCAGGGAGACTGAGGGGGCACCGAAGTTCGGCAAGAACGTCACGATCGTCCTGACCCGAGAGCAGATCGAGGCTTTGGACTTCCTGATCAGCCAGCAGCAGACCCAGGTCCTGGCTCTCCACCGCCGCTTCTATGCCGACGTGGAGGGCGCGCAATGA